ATTTAATATAATGGCATTCATCAATTATAACCAAATCAAATTTTGACTTTTGGATTATTGTTTCTTCTTTTGATTTTAATGAATGAAAGTTTTTAATGATATCATAATTAATGATTACATAATCAGCAGAATCTTCATAATTTTTTCCCTCACAAATATAAATTTCTTTATTTGAATAAATCTCAATTTCTCTTTTCCAATTTTGTTTTAAACTGGCTGGGCAGATAATTAAAGTTTTACTAGGTTTAGCCTCAATTGAAGCAATAGTTGCTGATGCCGACTTACCTAAACCCATATCATCCGCCAAAATAAACTTATCATTTTCAAGCAACTTAATAATTGCTTCCTCTTGATGTTTAAATGGTTTCCTATGTGAATACTTTTCATAATCAACAACAACATTCTTATTTGTTTTATCCACAACAATTGCATCCTTTGGAATCCAATAAAGATTTAAGTTATCATTTTCAAAAAATCTACCAAAAATATGATATGATTTCTCCTTTTCAGCCAATAATTTCTCAACCCACATTTTCTCTGGGATTTTAACCAATAACTTATCATCAGCAATCATCTTTGCATAATAAGAATCCAATTCAACCCATTTTCTTGCAACCTTTGGTTTTGTTTCACTAAATGATGAAATATACTCAATCTGACTATCTGTCAATGAAAAACTTGGATTATTTAAATATAAATAACGAATATTAATCAAATAATTATTATCCCCATTATAATTTTTCAACATTTCTAAAACCTCATCTTTTGTTATTTTTTTCTTTGCCATAAATAATTTACATAAAATTAAATATAATAAAAATCAAACAAATTATCAATTTATTAACTACTATATATTTATATATTATAAATAAAAGTAATGGCAAAATTAGTTCCAATATCAAGGATTGGTAAGTTTTTTGGGGAAGAGGATTTTAATCTGGATATTGAGATGGGTATGGAGTATTTAGGTGGTGATTTAAATATGAGTGTTGTTTTATATAGAATAGACAGAAAGAAGACAAAAAAAGATGATATATATGGTGAAGCACCAAAAGATGGAATTGTCTTTATGCCACCAGTTGAATTGAAAGGTGTTGTCCAAATTACCGAATCAACTTTAAAACAACTTGGAAATTCCAAAGTTGAACAGAAAGAACCTGGCAACATGAAGTTCTCATTCTACCAAAAACAAATTGATGACCTTAATGTTGAACTATTAAAAGGTGATTATCTAGGCTATTATGTTACAGAAGATAAAGTTAGATATTATTCTGTTATTGATGATGGAATTGTAAATATGGATAATAAACATACCTATGGCGGTTATAAACCATTCTACCGGACAGTTGTCGCAACATTTGTAAATAAAGACGAATTTAGAGGGTTATGAGAAAAATACATATAACAGAAGAACAATTAAAGAATATTGTTGAACTTGTAACAAAAACAAGAGTTATTTGTGACAAATGTGAATGGTCTTGGAAACTATCAGATGGTGGTGATGATCCTTATATATGTCATAAATGTGGGCATAATAATGAAACTGATTTAAAGAAATAATATGCCATTACCCAAAAAGATAAAAACAGATTTGGATATCACATATGATAAAACCCTTCTTGAAAGAAGAGAGGAATTATTAGATGATATAACCAAAAATGGAACTTATTTGCCAAAATCATTATTACATGATGACTTGGATAGGGGAATGCTTGATTTTGTTAAAAATGATTTGCAAATAACATCACAAGGAAAAATAATACAAACATTAGATAGAATAGTTAGCACACAGAATTGGTCGCAATACACAGAAACCTGGACATTCATTGATGAAGATAATAATCCAGTTCCACCATTCATTACATTGGTGCGAATGAATGATTCCAAATATGGAACAAACCCAGCAACACAATATACTATACCAAATAGAAAACCCTTTTATTTTGCAAGCGTACCAACATGGGATGGACAAAGAAATGGATTTGATATTTATTCAATTCCACAACCAGTACCAATTGATTTAAATTTTAGCGTTAAAATAATCACAAATAGAATTAGAGATTTGAATAAATTCAATACAAAAGTATTGCAAAAATTCTCATCCAGACAAGCATATGCAACAATTAATGGGCATTATATACCAATCATTTCAACCAATATAACAGATGAATCTCAAATTAATACTGATAGCAGAAAATTCTATATTCAATCTTATGATTTCACAATGTTGGGATTTTTAATTGATGAAGAAGAATTTGAGGTGAAACCAGCAATAAATAGAATTAGTCAAGTTTTTGAAACAGAATTACAAAATCAAGTACCAAATGTACAGATAATTGAAACAATACCAATAAATGATTTAACTTATGAGATAATTTAATATGGCATCAGCATTAAGGATAACAAGTCTAAATTTGAGTGGAGAAATTGTTTTTGTAACATTATTACAAAACAATATCACTTATAATATTGGCGAAAATGTTATTCCTTTTGATGTTTATGCAAGACCTCAAACAGGTAAATTAAGTGGAGTATATACACTATATGTTCCAAAATATCTTACAAATTATGAAATAATTGTTCCAGAAGTAGTTGATGCAACACCAACAAATACGCCAACCAAGACAGTAACACCTTCAATTACACCAACAATAACAGTAACACCTTCAATTACAGCAACAAATACGCCAACAAATAGCATAACACCAACAAATACAATCACTCCAACAATAACCGCAACAATAACACCATCAATAACTATAACACCTACCAACACCATAACACCAACTCAAACTATAACACCAACTAATACAATCACACCAACATCTAGTATAACACCAAGTATCACTATTACTCCAACAGTAACATCAACAAGTGGTTTGAATATATCATCAACACCAACACAAACTATTACACCTACTAACACTATAACACCAACTAATACAATTACACCTACCAATACCATAACCCATACTAATACAGTTACACCTACTAATACAGTTACACCTACAAACACTATAACTCCTACCAATACCATAACCCCAACTAAAACAATCACACCTTCAGTTACAAAAACACCAGGAGTATCACTAGATGCTACACCAACCATAACACCTACTAATAGCATAACACCTACCAACACAATAACACCAACTAATACAATTACACCAACCAATACAATTACTCCAACACCAACCAATACTATAACACCAACCAATACTATAACGCCAACCAATACTATAACGCCAACCAATACCATAACACCAACCATAACACCTACTAATAGCATAACACCTACTAACACTATAACGCCAAGCAATACAGTTACACCAACTAATACAATAACACCTACCAACACAATAACGCCAAGCAATACACCTACCAATACCATAACACCAACCAATACCATAACACCAACCATAACACCTACCAATACCATAACACCAACCAATACAATTACACCTACTAACACAATTACACCAACCATAACACCAACTAATACAGTTACACCAACCAATACAATTACTCCAACACCAACCAATACCATAACACCAACCATAACACCTACTAATAGCATAACACCAACTAACACTATAACACCAACCAACACAATAACACCAACCAATACCATAACACCAACAATAACACCAACCAACACACCAACTAATACAGTTACACCTACTAATACAATCACACCAACCAACACAATTACACCAACTATAACTCCTACCAATACAGTTACACCAACCAGAACGGTTACGCCAACAACAGTTCCTATTACAGTTGATTACCTTGTCGTTGCTGGTGGTGGTAGTGGTGGTGGTTTAGGTGGTGGCGGTGCTGGTGGTTTATTATCAGGAACTACAACATATTTAAGTAAAAATACTCCATACTCTTTAACTGTTGGTTCAGGTGGTTTAGCTGTTAGTAGTACAAATGGTAATCCTGGAACTAATTCTATATTTACATCTTCTATTACTGCAATTGGAGGTGGGTATGGATCAAGGGCTTTTGATAATGGGTTAGGTGGAAATGGTGGATCTGGTGGTGGTGGTGGTGCAGATTTAACTGCTGGTACAGGTGGTCAATATACATCTGGTCAAGGTAATATTGGTGGTTCTGCTAATGCTAATGGCGCTGGAACAGCATTTGCTGGTGGTGGTGGTGGTGGTAGAGGCTCAGCTGGTAGTAATGCACCAGGGGCTTCAACTGGGGGTAATGGGGGTGATGGTTTACAGTCATCTATTACAGGTACTCCTACATTCTATGCTGCTGGTGGTGGTGGTGGTGCTTATATATACACTAGTACTGGTACAGCGGGTATTGGAGGATCATCAATAGGTGGAAATGGTGGTAGAAATGGTCTAAATGCTACTAATGGTAGTGAATTTACAGGTAGTGGAGGCGGTGGCAATGGATTTAATTCAAGCGGATATCTACAAAATATATCTGGGAAAGGTGGTTCAGGTGTTGTAATAATTAAAATACCACTAGCAAATAGTGCAACATTTAGTGCGGGAGTTTCAGGAATCACTCCAGTAGTAAGCGGAGGATTTAAAATATATACAATAACTGCTGCTGGTGTTAGCGATACTGTAACTTTTAGTTAAATAAAATATTATGGCACATTATGTTATTCTTGATGAAAATAATTTTATTATCAATGGTCATGTTGGTAGAGATGAAAATGAAATTGTTTTAGATGATAATAGAAACATTATTGATTGGGAAATTTATTATGGTGCTAAAAGAACATCATACAACACATATGGTGGAGTACATTATCAACCAGACAATAACACACCATCAGAAGACCAAAGCAAGGCATTTCGTAAAAACTATGCTGGAATAGGTTATTATTATGATAGCATTAGGGATGCTTTTATCCCACCTAAACCTTTTCCATCATGGACATTGAACGAACAAAGTTGCTTATGGAATCCACCAATACCTTATCCAGATACATCAAACATACCAGAACCTTATATTTGGTATAATAGATATTTTTGGAATGAGGATATTATAAACTGGGAATTACAGAAACCATTTAATAGTTGGTTATTAAATCAAGATAATTATTATATTTCACCAATACCCTACCCAAATGATGGAAATAAGTGTTATTGGAATGAAGATATATTAAACTGGGATTTAATAAATAATTAATATGAATGAAATTCAGATAGGAAATCAAATATGGGTAAATGAGAATTTATCCATAACAACATTTAGGAATGGTGATAATATCCCCCTAGTCCAAAATAATAATGATTGGGCGCAATTAGAAAGTCCAGCATATTGTTTGAATAATAATAATTATCTTTATAATTATTGGGTTATTGTTGATAGCAGAAATATTGCCCCTACTGGGTGGAGGATTCCAAATGATAATGATTGGAATATATTAATTAATTTTGCAAATGGCAATGATGTTGCTGGGCATAAATTAAAGTCCATTAATGGGTGGACAGCAATTACCCAGAATATGGAAGGTGTTGAAACTACCATTAATTTTGGTGGAACAGATGAATTTGGTTTTAATGCAAAGCCAACAGGGTTTAGACATATGGATGGAAACTTTGCATTAGATTTATTATCCCCCTACTTCACACAAGAATCCATTGATGAAAATTTATGCAAATATGTATTTTTATTTTCAGGAAATGAGTTTGGCAAAGGTGGCATGTGGAAAAAAGATGGTTTTCCAATTAGATTAATAAAGGAGTAATAGTTTTTGATTATTTTTTAGATATTTATATGATAAATAAAAAATAATAATGGCAAATCAAAAAGTATTCGTATCCCCTGGTGTATATACTTCTGAAACAGATTTAAGTTTTGTTTCTCAGAGTATTGGTGTAACCACATTGGGAATGGTCGGTGAGACTATTAAAGGCCCCGCATTTGAGCCTATCTTTATCACAAGTTATGATGAATTTCAAACTTTTTTTGGTGGTACATCACCTGAAAAGTATATTAACACACAAATACCAAAATATGAATCAGCATATATTGCAAAATCATATTTGCAACAATCAAATCAGTTGTATGTTACAAGAGTATTGGGATTATCTGGTTATGATGCTGGACCATCTTGGTCAATAACAACCATTGCAAATGTTAATCATTCAACTGTTGGTTATTCAACTGTTGGCTCTTCTTTCTCAATAGCATTTACTGGAACAACTGGAACAACTGGAACATTTGTTATAACAGGTGGAACATATCCAAATGGTATAACTTTATCAACATTTTCTGGTGACACTTATACAACAAGCAATGGTTCAACATCAACATTTTATAATGACTTAAAGACATTTGCAAATGATGTGGCTTTATCAACTTCATTAACTGGACAAACATCAACTTATGGATCACTACCAGTTAGTGTTTATAACACAATAACAGGTTCAACAAAGTCAGGATTAACTGAATATAATTATTTTGGAACAACAATTCCTTTGGGTAGTGATGGTAAGCCAGCAAATGAAAATGATTTGTGGTATTATGCAACATTTACTGGAACAACTGGAACTGGTTATAGTGGTTATTCATTTTATTACAATACAACCAATTTTAATGTATCAAGTGGTTCATTCACTGGAACGATAACAGGAAACACTTATGTATTCTCTGGAACAGCATATACAGGTTATAGTGATATGGTTGTTGCAACAGTTAGGTCAAGAGGTATAACAAGTTATTCTTCCACAAATCATGGTCAGATTTATAGTTTAAGTGCTAACACATTAATAATTGATGCAGCAAATAGCACAACCTTGAGTGAAGACCCCTTTGGTACCTTTGTATTAAGTGGTCGTACAGCAGCAAGTTCCAATTTTACATTTAATGTTTCATTAAAACCAACAAATTCAAATTACATAACAAATGTATTGGGAATAGATAATTTTGGTAAGGATAGAAATGATGTGCCAATTTTTGTTGAGGAGCATTATCCAACCTTATTAAATCAGGCTTATAGACTTGGTTATATTAGAGGCTTGAAAACAGATTTAACTTATTTGCCATCAGCAAGAAGTTTAAGTAATACATCAATTGGGTGGTATCTTGAGAAGTTTCAATCACCAAAAACACCATTTGTGGTTTCTGAATTAAGGGGAAATAAGGTATATAACTTATTTAAGTTTATTTCCATTTCTGATGGAAGCAATGCCAACACAGAAACAAAGGTATCAATCATAAATATGTCATTCAAGAATAGGACATTTGATGTATTGGTTAGAAGTTATTATGATTCAGATTCAGCACCAGTTGTATTGGAGAAATATACAAATTGTACTTTGGATGAAACACAAAATAGTTTCATAGGCAAGAAGATTGGAACAAGTGATGGCAAATATAATTTAATTTCAAAATATATTATGCTTGAAATGGGAGATGAATTTCCATCAGATGCCATCCCTTGTGGATTTATGGGATATCCCCATAGAAAGTATGGAACAAAATTAACCCCAAGTGTTTTATATAAGACAAGATATTATTATAATAATGAGGTGGTTAATAATGAACCTTTTGCAGCATCAAATACAGTTTCAGCTGATAATGTGAAAAGAACATATCTTGGATTTTCAACAAATTATGGATATGACAATTCCTTATTAAATTATAAGGGAAAGCAAAATCCAAGTAGCCCAATTTTAGATGGTTCAGAATGGAATGTGGTTACAAAAGGTTTCCATATGGATTCAGGTGCAACAGTTGTTACCATTGTTAACTCATATACATCAAGTGGTCAGACAGCATTTGAGGTTGGTGCAGGAAGTTTCAATGTTGAACCAGAAGTTAATACAAATCCTTACTATTATTTATATTCAAGAAAATTCACTTTATTGTTTGAAGGTGGCTTTGATGGTTGGGATGTTTATTCTGAAAAAAGAACAAATGGTGATACCTATCAGATTGGTGGAACTGACTATATGAGGGGAGCATTATCTGTTCCAGGCAAATATGCAGCAGCAACAGGTCAAGGAACATTTAAGGAAATTACAGAAGGTGATGGAACAATTGATTTTGCAACAACAGATTATTATGCATATCTAAAAGGTATTTTAACATTCCAAAACCCAGAATCAACAAATATAAATGTGTTTGTTACACCAGGTATTGATTATGTGAATAATAGCAATCTGGTTGAAAATTCAATTGATATGATTGAATCAGATAGAGCAGATGCCATTTACATTGTTACAACACCTGATGCAAATTTATTGACAACAAATGTGAATGATGTTATTTACCCCCAAGAATCCATTGTATCCTTGGAGGAAACAAATATTGATTCAAGTTATACAGCAACATATTATCCTTGGATTTTGGTTAGAGACCAAGTTAATAACACCCAAGTTTATATCCCACCAACAGCAGAGGTTTGTAGGAATTTGGCATTAACTGATAATGTGGCATTCCCTTGGTTTGCATCAGCAGGATATAATAGGGGTTTAGTTAATTCAGTTAAAGCAAGATTAAAGTTAACACAAGATGATAGAGATACTTTATACCAAGGAAGAATAAATCCAATTGCAACATTCTCTGATGTGAATACTGTGATTTGGGGAAATAAAACCTTGCAAGTTAGAGAATCAGCATTAAATAGAATTAATGTTCGTAGGTTGTTATTGCAAGCACGTAAATTAATCTCTGCTGTGGCTGTGAGGCTTCTTTTTGAACAAAATGACCAGATAGTACGCCAACAGTTTTTGGATACGGTAAATCCAATCTTAGATGGTATTAGAAGGGATCGTGGTTTAACTGATTTCCGTGTTACAGTTTCAAATGACCCAGAGGATATTGATAGAAATACAATGAGTGGAAAAATATATATTAAACCTACAAGGTCTCTTGAGTTTATAAGCCTTGAATTTGTGATAACCCCTACTGGTGCTTCATTTGAAGATATATAATGATGATTATATCCATCATTAAATACCATAATGGTTGATAATGATGGATATTTCCAACAAACCCCATTTCTTTAATTAGATTTGGGGTTTTTTTATATGTTAGGGGCAATTACTTTACTTTAGTTATGTCAAGTATTATTTTTATATATAATATATAATTTAATGAAAAAAAATACTTTACCAAAAAACAACCCCAATGTTGCAA